AGCTCGTTTTTAGGTGGCGGTGGCAACCCATTGGAAGCAGGCACTGTAACACCCACTGCTGCTGCAAACACAGTGAATAGACAAACTGTGAATCAGGCAGTATTGGCAATCATTGGAAATAGCAAAATATCTATACCAGACTTTTCGCCATCAGTGTAAATCTGAACTGGAATCCAATGGATAAATATCAACATGCCTACCTTCATTGGATTCAACACACAAAATCAATATAAAAAGTTTACTCTAGTAGACCAAGAGTTAATCAAACGTGACCTCTTGAACGCTTTTAACATCTTGCAAGGACAACTGCCCGGCCGTCCTGCATACGGTACCATACTTTGGGATTTTTTGTTTGAAAGTCAGGACCAAACTACTATGGCTGCTATTTTGCGAGAAGTGCAGCGTGTGGCCGGCGGCGACCCTAGAGTGGCAATTACAGATGTAAATTTATTCCCTCAGGAAAATGGTGTGTTGATTGAACTTGAAGTACAGTTTGTTCCTAATACTGATTCTCAGCTGTTGAGTGTGTTCTTTGATCAACAACAACGTAGAGCTTCGTTTGTATAAACGCAGCCGTTTATATGTTTGGTAAATAACAAATAACAACGGACGATCATGGCAACCACTACTAGACAAACAGTTATATTCGGAGTAGAAGATTGGAAACGCATCTACGAAACCTACAGAGAAGCGGATTTCCAAAGTTACGACTTTGAAACCTTACGCAAAAGTTTTGTAGACTATCTGCGCCAGTATTATCCCGAGACTTTTAATGATTACATTGAAAGTTCAGAATTTATTGCATTGCTGGATGTAATAGCGTTCATGGGTCAAGCCATGAGTTTTCGTAATGATCTCAACACTAGAGAAAACTACATAGACACCGCTGAACGTAGAGATAGTGTGGTTCGACTGGCAAATCTAGTAAGCTATACACCCAAACGAAACACTGCTGCCAGTGGGTATCTCAAAGTATTTTCTGTTCAAACCACAGAAAATATCACAGATTTCAATGGTATAAATTTAGCCAACGTCACAATCAATTGGAACGATCCTACTAACTTCAACTGGTTAGAGCAGTTCACCGCAATTGTCAATTCGGCATTGGTAGACACACAACGAGTTGGCCGCCCTGGAAATCGCGAAACTATTGTGGGTGTGGACACATCTGAATATTCAATCAATCTGGTTCCTGGATTTCTGCCAGTATTACCATACACTGCTACTGTGGATGGTGTTAACATGCCATTTGAAGCAGTGAATGCTACTTCGGTAGGAACACCAACAACGTCACCGTTTATTTTTGAGCCAGCACCACAACCCAACGGAATTTTTAATATATTGTTCCGTAATGATTCACTGGGTTATGCAGCAGCAAACACAGGATATTTTTTCTACTTCAAGCAAGGTGTGTTGCAGAATCAAGATTTTAACTTGGCTGAACGTATTCCTAATCGCACAGTTAATATCAATATTGATGGTGTAAACAACGAAGATCGTTGGTTGTTCCAATTGGACAACACTGGAACAGTCACTAGAGAATGGCAGTATGTACAGTCTGTATACGCTGCGGCAGCAGAACAACTGGCTCCTGACCAACGTAGTTTATATTCAGTCACATCCAGAGCCAATGATCAAATCACATTGACATTTGGTGACGGCATATTTTCAGCTATACCTACTGGATTGTTCCGTGCTTATGTTCGTGCATCAAACGGATTGCAGTACATTATCAATCCAGAAGAAATGCAAAGTGTGGTATTGCCCATCAGCTATATCAGTAGATCAGGACAGTTGGAAACTATCACATTCACATGTGGTATTACAACTCCAGTGAGTAATGCTCAGGCCAGAGAAACACTAGATGAAATCAAACAACGTGCGCCTGCTAGATATTACACACAGAATCGCATGGTCAACGGTGAAGATTACACCAACTTTCCGTTTACTGAATACAATTCTATCATCAAAAGTTATGCATTGAATCGTGCTAGTATTGGCACCAGTCGATATCTTGATCTAGTGGATAACACAGGCAAGTACAGTTCTACAAATATTTTTTCGTCTGACGGTGCCATATGGGAAGACAATCTACTGCCTACATTTTTGTTTACCTGGCTCACTAACAATGACATTGCTGATGTGGTTGGTAACCAATTGCAACCACTTATATCAACAGATGCATTTGTGCAGTTTTATTATGCCAACTTCCTTAGACCAAATTTATCAGTATTGAATTTAACCTGGAATCAGAGCACAACTCTGGCCAATGAAACTACAGGATATTTTAAAAATGCTGCTGGTAATCCTGCACCTATTAGTACATACAGCAGTTCCAATTCAAAGTTTATCACAGTGGGCAGTTTGATTAAATTTACAGCGCCACCTGGCTATTTCTTTGATGCCACCAATCGTCTTAAATTAGGAATACCCACACTAGCAGATGAACGCTTGTATTTCTGGGCCAGCCCTTTGAGTATCTATTTAGATGGCACAAATCAAGGGCAAGGAAACTTTACGGATGGAACTGGCCCTGTGGCATTGAATGTGTTTGTACCTACTGGTGCAATTCCAACAGAAGTAATTCCATTGCTTATTACTACTTTGCCCAGCAGTTTGATCACAGAAATCACACAGCAAATATTGCTGTATAGAAATTTTGGTCTAGGGTATGATAACACAGGTGCAATCACTGGTACTCCTTACACTTGGTATCTAATCAATTCCAACAACATAGATATCGATGCTACATTTAGTTTGGCAAATGCAGGCAGCACATCTGGTACAAATCAAGATGCCAGCTGGATGATTCAGGCAGTGACCAATGGAACAAAATACACAGTGACCAATCGTGCATTGGTGTACAATTGGGGGTCAGTGTTACAGACTAGATTCTTCTTTGAAACTGGCAATCGAATTTATGATCCTCGACTGGGTAACGTGGTTAGTGACTTTATCAATGTACTCAAAGTCAACAGTTTGCCTGACTCAAATAGTCCTCAACCAGGGGATATCTATCTCAAGATCACTGGACAGCCTGTGCAGTCTGACGGTCTAGTCGACGATTTCCAAGTCACGGTCAGCTACCAAGATCGTAACAATGATGGTGTTACAGATGATCCTGATTTTTTCAATGATATTGTTGCACCCAATGTGAATTCAAATACAAAATACGTATTCTTCCAAAAGACAGTGGACTTTGATAATCTGCAACGCTATTTGTTAATTGCCCCAGGCATTGTCAACAGTGATTATGCCACCATGGATGACATTGAAGTTGTGAAATCTCAATATGTTGTTGGACAGATGTTTTATGCATATTCTCAAACAATAACAGTGGGTCCATTGACTGGTCAAGTGGGTGCGTTTTATCAATTGGTAATCAGCACCAATGGGACAAAAATTCTATTAGATGTAACATCAGAGTGGTTGGCCAAAGTAGGCCGATCAGGCATGTATTTCCAATACAGACATAATGCTCCGCTGACAGATCGTATTGATCCAGGCACCACTAACATTATTGATTTGTATGTGGTCACACAAGCCTACTATACAGCTTATCAGAATTGGATCAGAGATTCAACAAACACAGTACCTAAACCTGATGTTCCTACAATCAATGAACTTGATACCGCATATCAAGGACTTGAATCTTACAAAATGATATCTGACAATATAGTATTAAATTCAGTATCATTCAAACCATTGTTTGGACCCAAGGCAGCTGAAAATCTACGTGCAACTATCAAAGTAATACGTACTGCCAATTCCACTGCTAGCGAAAGTGAAATTAAAACTCTGGTAGTGGCCAATTTGAATGAATATTTCAGTATTGACAAATGGAATTTTGGCGATACGTTTTATTTCTCAGAACTGGCTGCTTACATACACAGAAACATGGGCGGCATTGTAAGTTCAGTGGTCTTGGTGCCATTAGATCCATTGAAATATTTTGGTGACTTGTATGAAATAAATTCAGCACCAAATGAAATATTTGTCAATGGTGCTGGCGTAAGCTCAGTAGAAGTTATTACTTCCTTGACTTCAACTAATATTAGAACTGCACCTGGCAGCGGAGTAATTTAATGGCCACAACAAAGTCGGTAGATTTTCTACCACCAATATTCCAAACCAGCACTAACAAGCAATTTTTATCAGCTACATTAGATCAACTGGTTCAGGAACCTGAGTTCAAAAAAACACAAGGGTTTGTTGGACGTCATTTAGGTCCAGGTGTAAATCCCAATGACTATTATGTGATTGAACCCACGGCGGATCGATCAAACTATCAACTGGAACCTGGTGTGATAAGTTTGGTACCAGACACCAATACCATTGCAGATGCTGTGACTTACCCAGGTATAACTGATGCAATAGGTCGTCAAGGTGGATTCACCAACAACGCATCAAGACTGTATACCAGCGATTATTATACCTGGGATCCTTTTATAAACTTTGATAAGTTTACAAATTACAGTCAGTATTACTGGTTGCCCGGCGGCCCTATATCTGTGGGTGTGAGCGGATCTACAATTCCAGTCACGGCCACATACAACGTGACCAGAACAGATACATCGTACGAATTTTCAAGCATTCAAGGTCAGAATCCTGTAATCACTTTGGTGCGTGGCGGAACTTATGAGTTTGTAGTTAATCAAGTGCCCAACTCTTTTTGGATACAGTCAGATCCAGGAGTAAATGGTCGGTTGCCTTATGCTCCTAACATTAGTTCTAGAGATGTGTTGGGTGTCACTAATAATGGTGAAAATTCAGGAACTGTTACTTTTAGTGTGCCTTTTAAAACTGCTCAACAGTTTTATTACGATCTAGCTCTGGCTCCTACTGTGCCCACAGCTGGGCAAGTTGATTTGTTGACTGACATTGATTATAATCAAATCAATGGAGTGCTGGTATCTACATTTTTTGCCAACTATCCTTCAGGTATAGATGGTATAACTAATCTTCAAAATCGCAGTGTGGTATTCAACAATACCACAGCACCTACTAATGTATACCAAATACAATACATAGGCACTGGCCCAGGGCAGACTATACAACTGTTGCCAGTGTTAGCAGTTCCTAGCCTGAACAAATTTACCATTATATTTGGTGCTGAATGGAGCACTACAGAGTGGTATCTTAACGCATCAGGTTACTTTGAACAAATACCGTTGTTGACTGCTGTACAAGATACACTGTGGTATCAAGATGGCACCAATCCAGAAATTTTTGGACAAATTAGACTGGTAGATCAGACTCAAGCTGCAACTATCAATGTGGTCACTGACATCCTTGGCAAGCAAAACTATACTTCTCCTAATGGAGTGGTGTTTACTAATAATTTAAAAATCACTTTTCAAGGCAGTGTAGTTCCTGCTAGTTATCAAGCTCAAACTTATTATGTGGCCGGAGTAGGCACGGCTATCCAATTGTTGTTGGAAACTGATTATATTACTCCAGAGATTGTACGCACTGCTAGCACTCCTTGGGATTTTGTTCCATGGGATTCTGCCAACTGGGACGGAACATTAAATCAACCATTGGATCCAGACTATATCACAATAGCATTAGACAGTCCTGATCTCAATGCATGGACAAGATCAAACCGTTGGTTCCATATTGATGTAATCAACGCAGCGGCTGCCTACAATAACACAAATGCAGTGTTGGATAACAGATTCCGGGCCAAACGTCCAATCGTTGAATTCCGTGGCGGTACACATTTGTACAACATGGGCACCGAGGCCAAACAGCCAGTGAACATAATTGATCTAAATCAAACAGATGCTCTAACAAACGTCAATGGAACAACCCAATACACTGTTGTGGGCCAGGCGTATAATCTACAACAAGGTAATAGAGTAATCTTTGCCAAAGACACCGACCCACAAGTGCGTAACAAAGTATATGTGGTCAACTTTATAAGCCCAGCTTCTGTGCCATTGCCCGATAGTTCACTAGTAGACCAGCCTGTTATTGATCTAGTACCTGCAGATGATGCATTAGCATTGACTGATCAGTGTGTGGTTTGTTTGAGCGGTACTACACTGACCGGAACAACCTTTTATTATGATGGTATACAATGGATTCAAGCACAACAAAAAACTGCTGTGAATCAAAATCCCATGTTTGATGTGTATGATCAAGCAGGATATAGCTTGGGCAATCGTGCGGTATATCCAAGTTCAACTTTTTCAACTGCCAAAAACAATCTTGGTACTACAACTGGCGGTAGCCCATTGTTCAGCTATGCTGTTGGTCCAGGGACTGTGGCAGATACTGTGTTGGGATTCCCCTTAAGATATCTCAGCTTGAATAACATCGGCGATATTGTGTTTGATAACAATCTCTATGCAGACACCTTTATCTACGTCAAAGACAATGTACAACAAACTGAAAATATCAGTATAGGGCATGTTCGCCAATATGAAGATCGAACTGTGTATGCTAAAGAACTTGGTTGGCAGAAAGCTGCTGTCAAGAGTCAAATTTATCAACAATTTAACTTCACCTACAGTACCACACCCATAACAGCATCTATTTCAGGTACAACACTGACCGTGACACAAGGTCCAGCCAATGGCTCATTATTGATTGGACAAAGTCTTAGTGGCAAAGGAGTCACTCCGGGTACACAAATTACAGGATTAATCACTGGCACTGGCGGAGTGGGAACTTATACCATCACCCCATCACAAACTGTGCTATCAGAAATTATCACAGCAACTACCCCATTGATTCTAGACGTGGCTGCACTGCCAACTGGAGCGATACCCAGCATTAAAGTCTATGCCACTAGTGTGAGTCAAAACTACAGTAGTTTGTTTCAAGACCCAGGCAATTACACATTTACTACCACAGATGACACTACAACTATTAGATTCAACCCTACAACAAAAATAGTGTTGGGAGATATCATTGAAGTATTGGTATTAAGCGATCAGGTAAGTGCTGTTGGATTCTATCAAGTTCCTATCAACTTAGAAAACAATCCGTTAAACGGCAACAGCCCATACTTTACATTGGGCACCATAAGAACACATTATGACAGCATTGCAGAAAATTTAGTCAATCTCACTGGTGATGTAAATGGTGCTAACAACACCAGAGATCTGGGCAATATTGTTCCTTACGGTTTGAGCATTTTACAACAAAGCTCACCTATGACACTGGCTGGGTACTTTTTGCGCAAGCCTGATTACGATATTTTTGCGTCATTGGCATTTAATTCTAGAGAATACGAAAAATTCAAAGCACAGTTCTTGAACACAGCGGCTCAAGGTGACTACACAAATATGTCAGTGGCAGAAATATTAAATGCAGTATTTTCTGAAATCAACACAGGCCGTACCAGTTCAAATCCATTCTATTGGTCAGACATGTTGCCTACTGGCACAGTATACACACAGCTTCAGACCACTGTGACACCAATCACCACACAGATATTTGATCTCACACAAGTGTACAATTACACTTCTGCTAATTATCAAGCATTGCTGGTATACATCAATGATCGACTGCTGACCAGAAATGTAGAATACACAGTCAGTGTTGATGCACCAATCATTACAATCTTGATACCACTAGCAGTAGGCGAAGTTGTGACCATTCAGGAGTACGAAGCTACTTTTGGTAGTTATGTTCCTAACACTCCTACCAAACTGGGATTGTATCCAGCGTATGTGCCTGAACTATTCTTAGATGAAACTTATGTAACACCTACATTTGTTATTCGCGGGCATGATGGATCTATCACTAGAGCATTCGGTGACTTTCGTGATCAGGTATTGTTGGAATTTGAAACTAGAGTTTATAACAACTTGAAACTAGATGGCAATCCTGTACCATTAACTGCGGCAGACGTGATTCCAGGCCAGTTCCGTACTACCGATTACAGTCTAGTAGAAATACAAAATATTCTAAATCAAGACTTTTTGACTTGGGTAGGATGGAACAAACTTGATTACAAAACACAAGACTATGTTGCAAACAACGAGTTTACTTGGAATTACAGTACAGCATCAAACAAACTCAACAATGACCCATTGTTGATTGGAGCCTGGCGCGGTATCTACAATTACTTCTACGATACTATCTATCCAGCCACAAGACCTTGGGAGTTGCTGGGGTTCAGCGAACGCCCAATTTGGTGGGAAAATCAATATGGGTCAGCACCTTACACTTCGGGTAACCTGGTGTTATGGGGCGACTTAGCTGCGGGTCTGGTAAGAGATCCGGTGGCTCCTTATGTTCTTCCTGAATATATTCGCCCCGAATTATTACAAGTAATTCCAGTTGACAGCGAAGGAGCATTATTAAGCCCACAGCAAGTGGTAGTAGGCAACTTCAACTCAGCCGACTTCCGTAAGAGCTGGGTGGCAGGAGACGACGGCCCTGTAGAAAATGCCTGGCGCACCTCAAGTGCATATCCATTTGCTATCATGCGATTGTTGGCATTGACTCGTCCTGCTGAATTCTTCTCATTATTTGTTGACAGAGACTTGTACAAGTTTGACACTGATTACGATCAGTATCTGTACAACAATCGTTACAGACTAGATGCCAATGGTGTTGAGGTGTATGGTAACGGTGTCAGCAAGGCCAGCTACATTGATTGGATAGTGGACTTTAACCGAGTCAGTGGTATCAACTCAACTGACGCACTCACAGCTGATCTTAAAAATCTTGACGTGAGATTATGCTATAGGATGGCATCATTCTCTGGTAAAAATCTACTGGAACTGTATACTGAAAAATCTAGTCCTAACAGTTTAAACTCTAACTTGTTGTTGCCCGACGAAAGTTATAATTTGTTGTTTTACAAAAACGTACCATTTGCACAACTCACGTACTCTAGTGTGATTGTGCAAAGCACTGCCACAGGCTGGGCAGTGTATGGTTACAATATGAGTCAACCATATTTTAACATTTTGCAAAGCAAGATCAATGGTAATTTGGGAGTTATATCAGCTGGCAATAGTACAGTTCGTGTTCCAGTGACATATACTGATAATGTGGTACAGATACCATATGGTTATGTGTTTACCAATCAAACATTAGTAGCTGACTTCTTGTTGAGTTACGGCGCATTGCTACAACGCCAAGGGCTTGTGTTTGACACATTGGAAAATGGATATGTGTTGGACTGGAATCAAATGGTCAGTGAATTCTTGTACTGGAGCAATCAAGGATGGAATACTGGTAGTATCATCAATTTGAATCCTGGTGCAAACAAATTGATTGTGGAGCGTGCTGGCGCAATTGTTGACAGCATTGCAGTACAAACCACTGAAAACATGGTGTTAAACGCTGACCGTGTGCCATTCAACGCTAGAGATTTAGTAATTGAACGTCTGAATAATACTTTTACTATTACCAGCTTGACCAGTGAAACCATCAACTTCCTGAACATCAAGTTCACCAGTTATGAGAACATGATTGTGTTGGACAATACCAGTATCTTTGCTGACTTGATTTACGATCCTATAACTGCTGCAAGACAAAGTCGTATTAGACTTGTAGGATGGACCACCACAGAATGGAACGGGCAATTAAATGCTCAAGGATTCATATTAAATCAAGACAATGTAAATCAATGGAATCCATTGAAGAAATATGCTCGTGGTGAAATTGTAAAATGGAAAAATACTTATTATAGTGCCATTGACATAGTGCAGCCATCTGCAGAGTTTGATATCAACAACTGGAGAGTGTCTAACTATACATTAATCCAACAAGGATTACTACCTAACTTGGCCAACAAGAGCAATCAACTGGCCAACAGTTACAATATCTACACTGCCAATCTTGAACTCAATCAAGATCTATTCTCATATGCACTGATTGGATGGAAACCTCGACAGTACATGGTAAATCTAGAATTAGATAGTACCAGCCAAGTGAGTTTATATCAACAATTTTTAGGTACCAAGGGCACGTTACGTGCTGCTGACATATTCTCTTTTGCTGACATAAGGAATGGTCCTGCACAGTATCAGATCTATGAAAACTGGGCCATACTTCGCGGAGTATACGGCGCCAATGCCAATCGCAGTTTCTATGAACTGCAACTCAACGAAGCATTGCTTACTTCTAACCCTAGCACTATTCAAGTTATTCTGCCCAACGAATCTAGTTTGGCTGAACAAACAGTTCTGTTGAGCAACTTGTGGAAAACAAGTTACAAGATAACCAGTCCAGACATATTAACCACAGTGACTTTGCCTATAGAAGATTCGGCATTGCCCAGTGCTGGTTATGTGAATTTTGATGACGTTGATATCACCGTGTTTGATATTGCAAACACTTCAGAAATAAATGCCAACATTGACAGTATCAATGTAGGAACTGACATATGGATAGCACGAGTTAATAGTTACGACTGGGGGATTTTTAGAACTGGCCAACTTCCAGGATATCTAAGCACAGTTACTACAAATCTTGATGGCACTAGTGTGTTTACATTTACTCAACCTCATGGTATTACCACTGTTGGGCGTTTGTTTATAATTCGATTCTTTTCAGACGAAGTCGACGGAGTATATGAAGTAGTACGTATACCAAGTATTAACCAGCTGGTTGCTGTGTTTAGTTTTGTTAACACCAGCCAAATCACTGCTGTCGGTAACGGTATTGGTTTTGTATTGCAAACTCAGCGGGTGAAACAGGCCAGTGATGTGATCACACTGCCATATGCCAATAGTTTGATTCCAGGCAATAAGGTATGGGTAGATAATAATGGTTTAGGGTTGTGGCAAGTGTTGGAAAAACAATTGGTTTTCACATCCACAGCCGAAATAAAAGCTGCTGTTCCTCAAACCAATAGTCAATTTGGTCAAAGTGTAGCACAGAACAAAGACAATGTCTATGCAATTGTTGGTAGCCCAAGTTATAATGCGGCCGCTGATAGCACATTAGGTACTGGTGCGGCATACACTTATATAAGAACAGTGATTAACCCATTTGCAGAAAATTCTGTTCTTGAGCTCAATGCAGTGGATACCATTGGATACGGGCATGCTGTGAGCATTGGTAATCAAACTTGGCAAGTGATAGGAGCTCCGGCCAGTGATAATAATCTAGGATATGCAGCCACGGTTTATAGAATTCCTGGCACCGGCACTTTCACAACTTCAAGTGTGCTTACAGTTCCTATTGTCACTGATCTAGTGTATCCAGCCGAGTTTGGATACAGTGTGGCAATCAGTCAAGATGAGCATTGGATGTATATTGGTGCACCGGGCATTAACAAAGTATTTGCATATGGCTTGGTAGAAGTTCAAACGCAAACTAAAAACTATGTGACCGACGGCACTACAGGTAGTTTCAATTACAGCGATTACATTGTGATTGATTCACAATATCCCAATCAGCTTACTGTGGTATTGAATAACACTCAACTAACAGAAGGACTTGATTATAATTTAACAGCTACTAGTGTGGTATTTGTATCAACTCCACCGAGTGATTTGATTCTACAAATTGGTCGTAGAACTTCTGTAAATTATACTGGTGATGGTTCAACTTGGTTGTTCTCACTAAATGAATATTTGTATACCGCAGTCGACATTTACAGTTTTATTGTTTCTGTTAACGGAATACTGCAACGCCCAAATATTGATTACGAATTTAATGCAGACTACAGTACCGCTGGCAGAGATTTAATATTCTTTGTAGCACCTGCTGACGACTCAACCATCACAGTAACCACCAACAGTTACTACACATTTGTTGATACTTTAGAGTTTACCATTGAATTCACAGCATCAATTGCTGGAAATATACTCACAGTTACTAGTATACCTGATGGCTCTCCGTCTCTTTCTGTTGGGATGCTGCTCAGTGGCGCAGGTGTTACACAAGGTACCAGTATCACAGCACTGGTCAGCGGCACAGGTGGAACAGGCACATATCTTGTGTCACTGGAACAAACCACAGCATCTACTACTATCACAGCTAGATTGCCCAATGACAGTAGATTTGGTCAAAGTGTTGCATGTACTGTTGATGGTACACAGGTTCTAATTGGTGCACCAAATACTGATGCTGATAATAAGGTAGATGCTGGTACAGTTTATGCATACGATCGTTCAGTGCAGAACTTTGTTATAACTGATTCCACACAAACATCTTACACTGTGGATGGTGGTGTACTAGTTGCACCCACTTTTGTAAATTTAAACAATAACTTCTTGCTCAACACTGAGGACAACATAGGTGGAACATTCTCTGTAAACGGAGCCACAGTCACAGTATCAGTTCCACTGGCAGTAGGAGATGTATTACAAATACAACCCAACACATTTAGTCTATTACAAATTGTAAACGCTAATGCGCCAAGTGTGGCTGCTAACTTTGGTGCTAGTGTGGATGTTTGCCAATACAGTTGCAGTGTGTACACCGGTGCACCACAAGATAGTTCTGTGTTAGCAAATGCTGGATCAGTACAACGCAATGTAAATCAAAGTCGCTCGTACGGTACTACCACTAGCCAAACCGTCAATCCTGTATTAACACCAGGACAAAGTATCAGAATCAACAATCAAGAAGTGGTCTTGAGCAATCCTGATCAATGGATCAGCACAGTAATTTGGCCTGCCAATAGCCTAGTGCAAGATAGTCAAAAAATATATCAAGCCATACGTACGGTACCTGCTGGAATTGCAATTACTGACGTTTCTTATTGGAACCCAAGCAGCTGGGTAACAATATTGGCCAACGACATCAACACATCAGGCATTGCCAATGTGATAGCCAGTACTGGTACTAGTGGAACAGCAGCATTTGGATTGTTGACCGTGAGTGTGAAGAATGTATTGGCTGCGGATCCTACCAATCGTCTTAGTGTATTGCCTGGTTTGATTGGAACTATATTCCAATCACTGGGATTCAATACCTATGCATATACACAAACCATCACCAGTCCAGCACCGTCAATTAATGCCAATTTTGGTGCAGCATTAAACATTGATACATCTGCTAATACATTAACTGTGGGAGCGCCAGGCGGAAACCTGTATCGTCCAAACACATTTGATCAAGGCACCACTTACTTTGATGGTCGTACTACTACATTTAATGGACCGTTGTATCAAAGTGGTGTGGTGTACACATATGATTATCTACCTAGTGCAGCTGACTCTGTTAGAGATCCAGGCAAGTTTGCATTTGGACAACAAATTTATGATCAACGTGTACGTGAACTAGATCAGTTTGGTACTGCAATAGATTACACCAATGGTGTATTGATGATAGGTAGTCCGGGCAGTGATGTTGATGACAGCACTTTAAGTGAACTCAATTATGGTCGTGTGGCAGTATTTAGAAATGACACGCTTACACCAGCCTGGGCAGTAATACATGAACAACTACCTGTGGTTGATATTAAATTGATTAATTCTGTGTACAGTTACAGTGCTAACACAGGTGCCAAGACCACATTCTTTGATTTCATTGATCCATTGCAAGGAAAAATACTGGGTGCTGCTGCTGAGAATATTAACTATACTAGTGTAGTAGACCCTGCTGCATACAATGTTGGTCCAGTAAACAACTATGGTAGAATTTGGGCTGAATCACATGTGGGAGAAATTTGGTGGGATACCAACAGTGTGAGATTCATTGACCCCAATCAAGACAACATCACTTACGCGGCTCGACGTTGGGCACAGATATTCCCAGGATCATCTATTGATGTATATCAATGGGTCAGTAGCACAGTACCACCAGCTGAATACACTGGTCCAGGTACACCAAGAGATATTATCAGTTACAATGCAACCAATGGAATAAACTCCAATGGAATTTTGGCCATCACTTATTATTTCTGGGTAAAAGGTATTACCACAATCAATACCACAGCTGGAAAAACACTCAGTACCACTGGTATTTCTACGTACATTGCAGATCCACGCAGTTCAGGTATTCCTTATGTGGCATTCCTAAGCGCCAGTGCAACTGGTATCTACAATGCAATAAATGATATTTCTGCACAAGATACCATACTCAGCATTGAGTTTGATCAAGAATTAACCAGTGACAATGTTCACACACAATACAGTTTAATTCCTCAAGATCGTGCTGATGGTTTCCTTCCTGACAATTTGTATCTTAAATTTATAGATAGTCTTTGCGGAGTTAATTCCACTGGCGCAGCAGTACCTGATATTAATCTAAGCCCAGCCAACCGTTACGGCGTACAATTCCGTCCGCGACAAAGTATGTTTGCTGATAGATTCTTGGCACTGAAAAACTATTTTGGTCGAGTAAACTCAGTGCTGGCACAGTATCCTATCACTGAAATTCGCAGTTTTGCATTGCTGAACAGCAGGGAACCCGAGCCAACAGCAGGTACAGGCGCTTGGGATAAAAGAGTAGCTGACCTTGAAGAGTTGAGTTATCAGAATCTTGCATCAGTTCCAGTTGGATATCTATATCTTGTGGTGAGTGATTCTACTCAGAATGGCCTATGGACCATTTACCAAGTCACTGCAACAAAAACATTTGCCACATTGGATCTAGTACGAGTACAAAACTACGATACTCGCAGGTACTGGAGCTATATCAACTGGTATCTACCAGGTTACAATCCTAGCAAATTGGTTGTTGCCACAGTGGGCGTATACAGTGACCTCAGCAAGCTGAGTTTGTATCAAGCACCAGTGGGATCCAGTGTACGAGTCACTGCTAACTCGCAGGGCAAATGGGAAATATATCTGCGGGTAGCCACCGACACATGGGATCGTGTGGCCCTGCAAGATGGTACTATAGAAATCTCTGCTGAATTATGGGATTATCAATTGGGCCGCTTTGGATTTGATGTAGACGTATTTGATGCACAATATTTTGACCAGGAGCCTGTAATTGAAACACGCCGAGTTATTCAAGCTATCAATCAAGAACTGTTGATTGATGAGCTGTTGATTGATCGCAATCGCGCATTGATCTTGATGTTTAATTTTGCACTTAGCGAGTTTGAAGCTCCTGACTGGTTGTCAAAGACTTCGTTGATCGACGTGGATCATACTATTCGTGAATTGGTTGCATTCCAAACATATCGACGAGACAATCAAGATTTTGTGTTAGAATACATCAACGAAGTCAAACCATATCATGTGCAAATACGTGAATTTAATTTGATCTACAATGGGTTAGATGATTATCAAGGAACTATGACTGACTTTGATGTTCCGGCCTTTTATGATACTAATGTAATTCCTAATCAGTTTGTGAGTCCAATACTGACTCCGTACACTGTGAGTACCGCCGTAGGCACAGGTACTCCAGACGATGTTAGTGATACTGCATCAGACAGTTTGATATGGCAAACACAGCCTTGGAGTTTCTGGTATCAAAATTACACTCTGGCAGTGGTAGGTGCTTCAGTTGCAGCAGCTGGGTCAGGATATACTGTTCCTCCTGTGGCCATAGTCACAGGTGATTGTATTACCCCTGCTGAATTAACAGTGACTATCAACGGTTTTGGCAATTTAACTGGTGTGATAGTAACCAATCCAGGAGTAGGGTACACCACTACTGCATTGATCACTCTCAGCGGTGGCAACGGCACCGGTGGGCAGTTGGTAGCTGTAATGGCTGGGCCAGGCATTGGCGAAGATCAAGATCCAACTGCATCAGACTACGGTGATACACAGTATTACAACCTAGTGCGCAGTTTCAACATCACAATGAAATATGATAGATATCAATATGTATCAACCATTGTGGATTGGGAACCCAATGTAAACTATGACAACGGTACTCAGGTACGTTATGATAATCGTGTGTGGATGGCGGATAGTTCTGACTCCACCGGAGTTGAATCAGATACATTTGATCCACAACAATGGATACTAGTGAACGCTGCTACACTGAGCGGTGTAGACCGTACAATGGGTCTATATGTTCCTACTGTGAACGAGCCGGGGTTGGATCTGGGATTGTTGATTGATGGTATAAATTACCCTGGTGTTCAAGTCAGTGCGCCAACATTTGGTCAAAACACTGGTTTTGATGTGGGTAATTTTGACATAAATCCATTTGATAACATTGCTTATGGTCCTGAAGGCTTGCCAACATATGATCCAGGAATTTTAGATGCCATCTACGAAAGTAGATTCCTTGATATCTACTTGGGACTGCGTCCTACTGATATCAATGTTGTGGGTGGCGAGTTTGTGGGCCCTTACGAAAGTCACGCACCTGAAGAACTAATACCTGGATCTGAATTTGATACTCTTGACTTCCGTGTTTATACTCGTCCAGGGTCAGACTGGGATAACAACGGCCATGGTTTTGCTTGGAAAATTACAAAATGGGTCTATAACAATACCACAGCATACACACAGAGTTTTGATAACATTGTAACGTCTCCAGTACAAGTGCGGGTGACCAATCAAACACAAGGTCGTGAACTTGCTCAAAACGTGGCATATACCATTGATTGGGTCAACAATGTTGTGACTATTGTGCCCAGCGTCAGCGCACCTCCAGCAGCCAATGGTGACACATTGGTTATTTCGGTGTTTGGCATTGGCGGCGGCAATCAATTGTACAAGAATGTATTCAATGGAGCCGATGTTGGTAACTTCTTGAATATTCCAGTTGCTGATGCTGAAATATTTGATATGGCAATCTTTGTGAATGGCACATTGATAACTGATTATACATACGGTGCAGGCATCAATCGCAGTACAAATATTGTGTTTGCAAACACATATACATCAACGGATGAAATCAATGTAACAGCCATTGGGGAAACTGACGGATCATTGCCTTACACTTGGTCCACCCCACAGACACAATACTTTACCAGTTATGGACAGTTAGATTACATGCTTGACAATTCTATGTCAGGTACTAACATTCCTAATTTGATAGTAGAAGTCAACGGCATTCGCGCAAGACCACCCGAAGGTGCATTCTATATTGCAGATGGCAGCTCTGGATATGCATTACCCAACCGTGGTGGATACAGTTTGGCATTAGTAAGTGACAACGATGTGCTGGTGTATGTAGACAATCAAAAGCTAGCCCTGGGTATTGACTACATTGTAGAACCCGACACAGGCAATGACACTCGATATGTAGATTTTACCATTGCTCCGCCAGTTGGATCACAAGTGTTGATCAGTGTCATTACCAAAGCTGACTATGTGATATACGATGATGGCAGCAGTTTAGACAATTATCAATTGGTATTCCGCACCACTGGTGGATTCTATCCGCTATACGGCGATGTGGTTTCAGTTACCAGCTGGAACAATACTGTGCAGCAAAACATAGTCACTCTACTATGGGAAGGTCCTGTAGTTGAAGGTGCAGTGGTTAACGAGCCATTTGACAGCACAGATTTTGATACAGGAACCGTATCCAACGATCCAGGTAGTTTTGATTATACTGAAGGAATTCAAGTTATTGTTAACAATTTCCAACTGGGTAGAATTGTCACAGATCCAACTAGAATGTGGGTTACCAAGAACGGCAACCGTATTTTCTACGGTGATGATTATTTGATCTCAGGAGAAGAACTAATAGTGCATGGTGGACCAATTGGAACAACCACAGTTATTGTGGCCCAGTTGTTTACTGATTCAGTAGTACCCGATGCAATGGAATTTAGAATTTTCCAAGACATGCGAGGCGTACAAGCCACTTACAGAATGACACCAGATACCACAACCACACTGGTACAGAAGTTGTTTAAAGATCAGGATATTATCTATGTTGCTGATGCTGATGCGTTGACACAACCTGATTTGGAAGCAAACATCTGGGGCGTTATCACTATAAACGGTGAACGTATTATGTATCGTGAGCGTGATACCAATAACAATACTGTCAGCAGTTTGTTGCGTGGCACAGCAGGTACCGCAGTAGCTGAACATGACGCAGATTCTATAGTATACAACATAGGTAGAGGTAACTTGGCACCAGCTGAATATCAAGATCGTGTGGTGTATACCAATACACTGGGAGATAGTACCACCACAACATTCTCTGCACCAAATATTGATTTAAGTTCATTGCCTTTGAGTTTTGCTGAACAAGCTATACTGGTGTATGTGGCCGGAATACGAGTGTATACAGGATACACTGTGGATTCTGTGGCACCTGCCACGGTGACATTTGATACAGCACCCATCGATGGATATGAAGTTTCTATCTTGGTACGTCAAGGGTTTGGGTGGTATCAACCAGCAAACGGGCAGCCGTCAAACGGTCAAGCATTGCAAATTACCCAAACTGATGCCGCAAGGTTCTTCCGCGAACAAAATTAAGGTAAATAAAACATGCAGCAAAATCAGCAGATTAAACCACAGACACCCCAACCTGCACCTATCACTCGCCCAGACGAGCGTGGTGCCATTGCAGTTTCGGGATTTTTAAAGATCTCTGATCCTGTGACCAAACAAGTATTTGTGGAGAAACAAGCATGATGATACCAGTTCAGATACAAGGCTTTGTAAAGATTTTTGATCCAAAATCTGGTGAAGTTTTTGTAGACAAAAGAAATGCAATACATTTTGAAAACATGAGTATTTCTCTAGCCCAGACACTAAGCCATAGAACTCTAGCACAAGGTGGCGGCTGGATTTATGCCATGGCTTTTGGCAACGGAGGAAGTTCAGTTGATCCCACTGGTGTGATTACATATTTGCCGCCTAATACCACTGGCATCAACGCAGATTTATACAATGAAACCTTTGTCAAAGTAGTAGATGACAATTCTGCTGCTGACACTGACGTAACTAACAATTTCTTGCAAGTATTGCACACGTCAGGGCAGGTGTATACTGATATTCTTGTGAGTTGTTTGTTGGACTACGGCGAACCGCCAGGACAACAACCTTTTGATAATTCAACCAATTTCAATGGTGAATACGTGTTTGATGAGCTAGGACTCAAAGCTGTAAACGGAGACACAACAAATCTTCGTTTGCTCACACATGTGATTTTTCACCCAGTACAAAAAAGTCTAAACCGTCAGATACAGATTGATTATACTGTACGAATTCAGACTTTGACTAACCTAAGCACAGCATAAATATGTGTAGATTAACAGGTAATAAATACCTATAAGATTCGGAGCAAACAATATGTCATATACAATCACTCTTACCAATGGGTCAACGTTCGCAACAATACCCGACGGTACCATCAACACCAGCTCAAGCATGACCCTAGTGGGTAAAAACTATGCTGGGTATGGACAGTTTATCAATGATAATATTATCCGTTTATTACAAAACGGAGCCAATACCACAGCACCTGGAGCACCGTTGCAAGGACAATTATGGTACGACCAAACTACTGGTACTATGAAAGTATACACTGGATCAACATTCAAAGTTATATCAGGCGCCACTGCTAGCTCAACTGCTCCTTCAGTGTCAAATGTAGCTGGTGATTTATGGTACGACAGTGTTAATGCTCAACTTAATGTATACAGTGGTGCTGCCTGGATCTTGGTAGGCCCAGCTTATACTGGTAACACAGGAGTAAGTGGTGCTATCGTTACCACAATTACTGACACCAATGCTGTAAGTCATGTGGCTGTGGAAATGTATGTTGCTGATGCAGTTGTGGGTATTTTTAGCAAGGATGCTGCATATACTCCTGCTGTACCCCCAGCAGGTGGCGGCTGGACTGGCGCCAAGACTGTACAACCAGGTTTGACAATGTCTGGACCAATTTCAGGTGTAACACCTTTGTTCCAGGGCACAGCTAACAACGCCAATTTCCTAGGCGGAATAGCATCTTCGGGATTCGTGGCCACTTCTAATAACCAAAGCATGTCGGGCACATTGACTATTGCAAATGATACTGGACTTTCAGTTGGTGTAGATTCTGATTTTAGAGCGTCAGTGACTGGAGCTGATGTGTTTTTGCGTAATCAAACACAAGATGGTAATTTGGTAATTCAAATCAACGATGGTGGAGTAACTACCACCATGGTAACCATGTACGGTGCTAATAACATGACCACGATCCGTGGATCAACTACTGTGAACACAGCAGCAGGTGCTGATGCAATTATAAATGGTGCAGGCAATGGTGTGGGTAATATTGGATCTAGTAGCAGTTACTTTAATAAAGTATTTGCACAAGCTACTACAGCATTGTATGCTGACGTTGCTGAACGTTTTGCTGCTGATGAAATTTATCAACCAGGTACTGTGGTTGAACTGGGCGGATCTGCAGAAATCACACGAGTACTAATGGATGCTAGCGACAAAGTGTTTGGCGTTATTTCTACTCGTCCTGCATTTACCATGAACGGTGGTGCAGGTGATGACGATACACATCCTCCAGTGGCCATGACAGGTCGTGTGCCAGTAATGGTAACAGGTGTAGTAAACAGAGGTGATCGATTGATCTCTGCAGGTGACGGTATGGCCCGTGCTGCATTTGCTGGTGAAGCAACAGCATTCAATGTAATTGGGCGTGCGCTATCTGAAAAAACTACCACTGGTATGGGCACTGTAGAAGCCATTGTGACAATAAAATAATAGGATATCAATATGACATACTCAGTAGGCGGATTAGTCCAGGCAGCAGACTATAATACGTTTCAGACCAATCTCAACGCTATCTGGAGTACTGGCTCAACTGACAGCGGGTGGGGGCAAACTGCATTGAGTGGTGTAACTGCTAATACAGTAGTAACTGCTACCAATTGGTCCAGCTTAGTCAACACTCTGACCACAGCAGGCAGCCAAACCACCACCACATTGACTTCGCGAACAGCACCGGTCACCGGTGATATTGTTGCGGTGTTGACCAATGTGGCCACAGATATTACCAGTGTCACGACCAGACGCGGATATGCAACCAGTTCAGGAACTACTAGTTCAACCTGGACTGGTTCTACTTCCAAAACTACCGATACTGGTGTTCCGGGTACCAGCGGCTGGACAATTACCTGGACACATGATGTAACATTCCCTAGTGCTGCTCAAGCTAGATATTTCTGGAATGCCGGAGGCCTGGTACGTTTGGATATGAGCAAATCCTCAAACAGCACTGACATAGATCCTGATTGGAATACATTTGTATCCACTGTGGGTGCTTTGTATGTAAGTGGTAGAGTCAACAATGCAAGCCAAGTCATTGCAGGTGTTACTTACACAGGATTCACAAGAATAGGTGGATCAGGCACACCAAGTCCAAATTTGACCACAACCGGATGGTATTCACTTACTAGTGGTGCAGGTGCAACCACATTGTTTCAATTAAATAATTCGGTATACCCTTATAGCTCTAGTTTTATCAGGGTAACTGCACAAGTCTTGTCAAGCTCAACAGTATTGCGGCTAACGACCACCTGGTTTCAATCCACACAATTTCAGCAAACTGGAATCAGTGGCGGTACTGATACCACAAGCCCATTTACTGCGTTTGGAACAGCACCTGCTGTGTTGTGTCGTTTTGTTCCACCGTCAACTGCACAGGGATTGGCCAATACTTGGGGAACTCCAACAGTCGCGGCCAGCGTAGTTTAAATATAACTTAATATTCACTAGGGCACTGTAGAAGTCATTGTGACAATAAAATAATAAGATATCAATATGACATACTCAGTAGGCGGATTAATTCAGGCAGCAGACTATAATACGTTTCGGAACAATCTGAATGCGATCTGGAGTACTGGGTCGGGTGACAGTGGCTGGGGACAAACTGCATTGAGCGCCGTAAGCAGCCAGTCCGGAGAGGTAGCTGCTGTTAATTGGTCCGCTTTGGTCAACACGCTGGCCACAGCAGGCAGCCAAACCAACACCACATTGACTGCAAGAACATCACCAGTTAGTGGTAATGTAATTGCTATCTTGGCCAATGTAGCCACAGATATTACCAGTGTCACAACCAGACGGGGATTTGCAACTGGGATTCAATCAAGTACACCAACCTGGACTGGTAGTATTTCCAAAACTACCGATACTGGTGTTCCGGGTACCAGCGGCTGGACAATTACCTGGACACAGAATGTAATATTTCCTAGTGCTGCTCAAACTAGATATTTTTGGAATGCCGGCGGTCTCATAAGGTTAAGAATGAGCAAATCCTCAAACAGCACTGACATAGATCCTGATTGGAATACATTTGTATCCACTGTGGGAGACTTGTATATTAGTGGTAGAGTCAACAATGCAAATCAAGTCATTGCAGGTGTTACTTACACAGGATTCACAAGAATAGGTGGATCAGGCACACCAAGTCCAAATCTAACCACAACCGGATGGTATCAAATCCCAGGCCCAATAGGCACAAGCACCACATTGTTTCAATTAAATAATTCGGTATATCCTTATAGCTCTAGTTTTATTCGGGTACAAGCAGCAGAGGTTTTTACCACCTTCCCTACAACTGGATTGCGGCTAACGACCACCTGGTTTCAATCCACACAATTTCAGCAAACTGGAATCAGTGGCGGTACTGATACCACAAGCCCATTTACTGCGTTTGGAACAGCACCTGCTGTGTTATGTAGTGTTTTCACGCCATCAACCGCACAGGGATTAGCTAATACCTGGGGAACTCCAACGGTGACCAGTTCGGTTGTTTAATATTCACCAGGACAGAAGGTAGACTTTTTCTTTTTATTCGTTTATAATATTTGAATGAATACAGACAATTTAATTTCTCATGCAAAAGCACGATTTGATCATGTGGCTGCACGCCGTGTGTTGAAAGAAAAATACGAAGCTCGAATGCTGTTTGCATATGGAGGAGGGATGTGGCGTGCTGGTCCTGAACTGATCACACTACTACATGCTTGTCTACAAGAACAAGCAGTATTGCTGGATCTTTATGAAACCCCAGTCAAGATAACTATTGCAGATCTACAGTTGTTAGCTCAGCGTCATTGGCAAGAACAAATGAACGCTTGGTTGGTAGAGAATGAACAATTGAATAAAAAACGATGACCACAGGTGCATTGATATTTGCATTTGACAATGAGCAAACCGACTATATTAGTATGGCTGCTTGGAGTGCAGAGCGTATACGTCGACATTTAAAAATACCCACAGCCGTAATAACAGACTGCACAGATCCGTCACGATTGACCAAATTTGATTGTGTGATATCAGCAGATCCGGTCAGCGGCGGAACAAGATTTTTTGAAGATTATCAAAACACATTAACATGGTACAATGCCGGCAGGGTGGACGCATACACGTTAACTCCTTGGGAGCAGACCCTGGTATTAGACGCCGACTATGTTGTTTGCAGTGATCAGTTGACTGCGGTGATTGATAGTAAAAAAGATTTTTTATCTCATCGGTTGTCCTGGGATATCACAGGGGTCAATGACTTCAAAGGGTTAAACTGGTTTGGTGATAATCACATGCCCATGTGGTGGGCCACTGTTATGATGTTTCGTAAAAGTCCCACAGCTGAACATATTTTTGATTGCATGAAAATGGTCAAAGATAATTGGGTACATTACAAAGACTTATATCATAGTCATGGGGGTAATTTTCGCAATGACTATGCATTGAGCATTGCATTGGGTATAGAGAGTGGTCATACATTAAATGTAGACAATATACCGTGGAACTTGGCAGCTATTATTTCTAGCTATAACTTAAAGCAACTCGGCCCAGATCATTTTCAAATTGAATATTTTAACCAAGACAAGTTAAAAACAATTGATTGGCAGAACATGGATTTTCATGCCATGTGCAAACAACAGTTAGGAGACATCGTTGCCAATACAGTGTGAACGCGGCTATTTAATAATGGCACAAAATTCTGAATCAGTTGATTATGTTGACTGTGCAAATCAACTGGCTCGATCTATTCGACATTTTCATCCTGATGCTAAAATTTGTTTGTTATCCAACACAGATTTGCCCAATTCCAATTTGTTTGATTATCATCAGACTTTTCCATATCCGCTGAGTGATAACCCGTATGCTAATGACTGGCAGGTATTTGGAGCCAGTCCTTTCAGACAAACTATCAAACTTGAAGCAGATATGATTATTGCCAGTGCGATAGATCATTGGTGGACTATGTTAGAGCATAGAGATGTGGTGATATCCACTGGTGCAAGAGATTTTTATGATCAAAAAACTACCAACAGATTCTATAGAAAAGTTTTTGATTCTAACAATTTGCCGGATGTATACAATGCTATAACATACTGGAGACTAAGTCAAACTGCACAAGAATTTTTTCAATTAGTAAGGATAATTTTTGAAAACTGGGCACAATACAAGACTTTAATAAAATTTCCTGATGAAATTCCATCAACGGATTTAGTTTATGCCATGGCAGCACAGATCATGGGCCCCGAACGTGTGACCATGCCGTTTGTGAGTTATCCTCGTATTGTACATATGAAACGTGGTATAATTCCAACACGTTTAGAAAATTGGACACAAGAATTAATTTGGGAATCCAATCCATTAAGGATTCAGACTGTGGCACAATGGGGCGCAGTGCATTATCATCAAAAGGACTGGCGCAATGACTGAACAAGAATTTTTAGATTTTTGGGAAACAATCAAGTGGCCTGAAATCAACCCAGTTTTTTATAGATTATATCATGACGATACTGGGTTGCCGTTGTTTTACAGTCAAGAAGATTTGCCTGGTAAGTACATTGATATCACACCCGCACAGTTTGCATTGCAAAATATGGCAGTACGAGTAGTTGATAAAAAACTCATCCAATACAAAACTATTTGGGTTAACAAACTTGTAACTGCTGACTCAGGAACACTTTGTCACAGTCAAGATGTAACTATTGTAGTTGCCGATCAATCAGGAAAATACTGGAAGAAACAAGAAAATGTCATTGAAACAAATTGATGTAGCTGATCTAGATTGCATCTATCTAAGTTACGACGAGCCACAAAAGGAAGAACACTGGGTCAAGATACGTAATCTAGTGCCCTGGGCCACACGAGTAGACGGAGTCAAAGGATCAGATGCAGCACACAAAGCAGCAGCAACAGCCAGTACCACGGAACGTTTTATCTTGATCGATGGTGATAATCTTCCAGATCCAGAGTTTTTTAATCAAACATTGACATTTCCTACAGATGATTACGAACATGCTGTGTTTAGATGGAAGGCTCGTAACCATGTGAATGGACTCATGTACGGCAACGGTGGTCTAAGTTCTTGGACCCGGCAGTATGTGCAAAATATGCACACACACGAAAACACAGACGGCCGTACCGAAACCCAAGTGGAGTTTTGTTTTGACCCACTATATTGGGCCATGCATGATAGTTATTCAACCACTTATCCTAATGGATCTGCATTTCACGCCTGGCGTGCTGGATTCCGTGAAGGAGTAAAAATGTGTTTGGATCGAGGGCGTAGACCCACCGTGACTGAATTTCAATCTCGTGTGCATCGACGCAATCTTGACCATCTCACCATCTGGCATAATGTGGGTGCAGATGCAGATTACGGATATTGGGCTATAGCAGGCGCACGCCAGGGCACATACATGACCATGCTCACAAACTGGGATTACTTACAAGTGCAAAATTTTGATACACTGAGTGAATTGTGGCTCACAGTAAAAGATGAACAGCCAGAACATGTGAGTAACAACATTGCCAACGAATTACATACACAATTGGATCTTCCCATGCACATGCTTACCGTAGAGGCCAGTGCATTTTTTAAACATCATTATTGTAGCAACTGGCAAAACCGTGGTGTCATGGTGAGAGAGATAGATGCAAGATAATGTCAGAAAACAAAAGTAAATTCTTATCTTCGGCTGAGAAGATGCAAGCTGATCTAGGGCCAGCACTATGCCTGGCCAAATGGAAACAGGTCAGCTTGCATCTGACCACCGGGTTAAATAACAGTTGCTATCATCCACCGTTGCATACGATAGATCCTGAAGAGATAGCGACCAATCCGGCTGCTTTGCATAACACACGGCATAAAAAAGCACAACGAAAAATAATGCTACAGCAGCAACGTCCTACTGAATGTTCTTACTGTTGGAACATGGAGGATCTTGGCAAACTAAGTGATCGACATTACAGATCAGGTGAACCCTGGGCTGCGGTGGATTTTGAAAAGATAAAAAACTCAACTGGTGATGAAGATGTTATACCGTCGTATGTGGAAGTTAACTTTAACAATGCTTGCAATCTTAAATGCAGTTATTGTAGCCCGCAGTTTAGCTCTAGCTGGCAGCAAGAAGTTGAACGACATGGCGCATTTCCTACTCTGGTCCCTCATAACGCTCCTGAGCATTTTAGCGGCCATCGGAAGCCTATTCCTGCCCGTGATCACAACCCTTATGTAGAAGCATTTTGGTCATGGTGGCCTAGTCTATACTCTGAGCTTAAACACTTTCGCATGACTGGTGGAGAACCTCTAATGGATCGGAACACCTATCGAGTGTTTGACTATGTATTAGAACATCCAAAAAACGATCTACATCTAGCAGTCACATCGAACTTCAGTGTAGAGCCTGAACTATCCAGCAAATACTTTGGATATGTGAAACGCTTATGCGATACTGATATCGAACATTTCATGCAATATGTAAGTCTCGATTCGGGCATAGGGCCGCAAGCTGAATACATCCGTCATGGATTGGACTTTGCCCGATTGCAGAACAATGTGGAAACATATCTCACAGATATTCCATATCGTAACAGTCTTACATTTATTGTGACCATGAACAATTTGTCAGTGACTGGCTTCTTACCATTGATAAAATGGATACTAGATCTACGCCGCCGTCATAGTAAAACATATCAACGTGTGTGGTTTGATACACCTGTGCTACGACAACCTGCATGGCAGAGCCTTCAGACTTTGCCCGAGAGCTATGCTACAAAACTAGAACAAGCACGAGACTTTATGTTAGAAAACTTAGAGACTGGATCCAACCCGTTCCATGGATTCAAGGACTATGAAGTGCAACGTCTTGAGCGTGATATAGATTGGATGCGATCATCTGCACCTCAACCTACTGCGCTGGCAGACTTTTATAGATTTTTTAACGAACACGATCGACGTAGAGGTACAGACTTTGAGAAGACATTTCCTGAAATGTTGACCTGGTGGAAACAGTGTGGTTTACATGCTCGATAATCTACAATTTGTGTCAATAGAATCTTGCAAGTTTCCTTGATTGGTGCTGTAATATATTGTAAATACAACCAACAACATTTAATAGAACTTTACGCTCTAATTCAAAGTGAGTTTCTTGGCCGTTTTTGGCAATTCCTACATACAACAATATAAATGACTGATCTAGAATTCAAGCAACAGGTGCTAGACACCAAGAGTGCAAGTTTTTGTGCAGCCAAATGGTACAATGCTACCATTTGGCTTGGCAGCGGTATGACTACCAGCTGCCATCACCCGCCAGCTCATTTGGTAGACCGAGATAAAGTCACCACCAACCCCAAGCTGCTGCACAATACTGATCAAAAGAAAGAAGACCGTCGTAAAATGCAAGCAGGCGAACGTCCTGCAGGTTGTGAATACTGTTGGAAAATTGAAGACATGGGCAGCGATGCTATCAGCGACCGTGTGTACAAAAGTAAAATTTATCCTATTGAGGCGTTAAGTGAAGCATATGACACTTTGCCCAATCAGGACGTTAATCTTCGTACCTTAGAAATTGCTTTTGATCGCACCTGTCAGTTTGCTTGTAGCTATTGTAATCCTGCTTTCAGCAGTACATGGGTCCGAGACATACATCAAAATGGACCTTATCAAGGGCTTGTGTCTGATGGTCGCAATCATTTCACTCACAAACATACAAGCAGTCAATTGTATCGTGTTGGTGAAACAAATCCTTACGTGGAGGCGTTCTTTGCCTGGTGGGAAAGTGATCTTCATAAAACACTTGAAGAACTGAGAATCACTGGTGGCGAACCATTGATGTCTGTTGAGACTTGGAAACTGATTGACTGGTTTCGAAACAATCCTGGCCGTAGCCAAACACGACTGGCCATCAATTCAAATCTAGGCACAGCAGTGGATCTAGATCGATTGCTAGGCAGCATTGAAGGATTAGAAGTTGACCTTTACACATCCAACGAAAGCACAGGACTACAGGCTGAATACATTAGAGATGGACTGATTTGGGATGATTGGACAAACAATGTAGAACGATTATTAGACAGTGGCCAATTCCGTGTAATACATGTGATGAACACCATTAATGCATTATGTCTAGACAGTTTGGATCAATTCTTAGAACGTATGCTACAATGGAAAACCGAATATGGGCGTGATGCTCTGAGCTTTACACTGAATATACTTCGATTTCCTAGTTTTCAATCACCATTGGTATTGCCTGATAATTTACGTATGCTATATGCACACAAGTTAGAGTCCTGGCTAATTGCCAATCAACACAATGAATTCTTACACGAGCATGAAGTCAATCATCTTCAACGGCTAATAGATTATCTGGATATAGTAAAAACTCCACATTCGGGATCATTTGAAATGCCCAAGTTGTTAAACGATTTCAAAAAATTCTATACACAGTATGACCAACGACGCAATAAAGATTTTGGCCATGCATTTCCTGCATTAAAACCATGGTATGACTCAATACAAATATAACAGCAGTGATCTAGTTCGATCCACTAATCTCACAGACCGTGAGAAATTTTTACTAACTGATTCAAAGACTTTTTGCATATATCCTTGGATCCACTTACATGCTTATCCAACTGGCGAAGCATATCCCTGTTGTCATTCAGAGATGAAGTATCCTGTAGGTAATTGCAGAACCAATACTTTAGAAGAGATCTGGAAAGATCTTCCCATGCAGCAATTAAGAGCTGACATGCTGAGCGAAACTCCTAACCCAGCATGCGAGCGCTGCTACGAACAAGAGCAATCAGGATTTTTCTCTGGCAGAAAAAGTGCAAACAAGCATCACGGGCATCAAATCAAGAAACTTGAAGATAATCCATTTGAAATGACCTATTGGGATATACGGTTCTCAAATCTTTGCAATTTAAAATGCCGTAGCTGTGGGCATATTTTTTCAAGCCAATGGTATCAGGATCAAGCCGAGTTGGCTGGCAAAGGGTGGAAAGATCAAAATCAAGTATTGAACTATGCTGGTCGAACAGAAACTGACATGTGGGAACAGTTGTTACCTCATCTGGATTATGTTGAGCAAATATACTTTGCCGGCGGCGAGCCTTTGTTGATGGAAGAACACTATAACATATTAGACGAACTGGTACGCAGAGAAAGATTTGATGTCAGACTGATCTATAACACTAACTTTACACATACCAATCTTAAAGGAAAAAGCGTTTTTGAATACTGGAAACTGTTTAATAGTGTATCAGTAGGTGCCAGTTTAGATGGGTCAGGTCAATATGCCGAGTACATAAGAAAAGGTACTCGATGGGAACAAATTGAAAAAAATCGAGTTGAGATGATGAAGATATGTCCTAACGTGGATTTTTACATCAGTCCCACCTTGAGCATTCTGAATGCTTGGCATTTACCTGACTTTCATAAAGATTGGGTTGAACGTGGGTTTATTAAACCACAAGACCTCAATGTAAATATTCTTCAAGATCCGCTATTTTACAGAATTGATATTGCACCAATGAAGTACAAACAACGTTTGCGCATCAAGTATCAAGAACATATTGAATGGTTACGTGCGCAAGATCCGTTGCAACGTGCCACAGTGGGATTTGAATCAGCTATCAAGTTTTTAATGGCTACTGACAACACTCAGCTCATTGATACTTTTTGGAGGAAAACGCACGAGCTCGACAGCATCAGATCAGAGCAACTGCTAAATATCATACCAGAGTTAAAAGCGTTACTGTGAAAATTCCCCACAATCAATTCTGTGTGTTGCCTTGGATTAGCTTAGAAGCCAGTCCTATTGGCACAGTAAGACCTTGCTGCCTAGCCGATGACGAGATAGTAGACAATGATGGAAATAAATTTACTCTAACCACAGCTGAGTTTTCAGATATTCAGCGCAGTAATCACATGCAAAAATTGCGGTTAGACTTTCTCGATGGCAAGAAATCTGCTACTTGTCGTAAATGCTGGAATGAAGAAGAATCAGGACGCACATCAAAACGTATGCACACGTTAGATCGTCTCAAACATACATTAACTGATGAACATTGGACTATAGATCCAAAACCTTTGCAGTCATTGGATCTAAAATTAGGCAACATCTGCAACCTAAAGTGCCGTATATGCGGGTCTTGGTCAAGTTCACAATTTGCTGGTGAAGAAATTTCATTCTTACCACGAACAGAACAAAAATCTAGTTATGCGTATAAAATGCTACGTGCTGGTGCATGGCCTAAAGAGAACAATCATTTCTGGCAGCAAATTGATTCAGTGTTGAATGATATACGTTATATTGAATTCACTGGCGGCGAACCATTCATGATTGATCAACACTTTGATATGCTGCAAGGCATAGTAGATCGCGGCATCGCTAGCCAAGTGGAGATACATTATAATACCAATGGTACATTGTTTCCTGATCGTGGCGTGGACATATGGAAACATTTTAAAACAGTAGAGATAGCATTTTCAATAGATGACATCAGCGCACGGTTTGAATATCAACGCTCAAACGCCGCCTGGGATACCGTAAAAGAAAACATCAATCGTTTCAGAATCATGCGTGAAGGTATGTCTAACTTACAGTTACAATGCTGCACCACTGTGAATGTTTTTAATGTGAGATACCTCGACGAAGTAGCATCATGGATAGCATTACAAGATTTTGATTTTGTTTATTGGAACATGATGCACGATGCTTGGTATTTTTCAATATCAAGACTGCCCGCAGATGCCAAGCAAGAAATTGCAAGCCATCTCAGCATGTGTGATGCTTCAGAAATATATAGATCTGATTTTGAAAGAATTATCAATTTTATGAACAACGGTGAATCCATGGATGGTGAAGAAACACGATCTCAGATTCGACTATTGGATCATCGTAGGAATCAGGATTTAAATTGCAATCATCCTGAATTGGCACTTTTACTGAATTATGCAAAAACCTGATACCTTATGTCTAGCACCATGGACACATACATATCTTTCTCCACAAACTGAAAGACGTATGTGTTGTGCATCAAGAGAACCAGCACAAAATTTCACACAATACATAGATACTCAAGCAGGCACAGGTACTTACATACCCATTACATTAGAAGAACATTGGAACAGTGAACACATGAAGTCAGTACGCCGACGTATGATGGCCGGCGAACGCTTGCCTGAATGCGAAGTATGTAATGATCAATTGTTAAACACAGATGTTTATCGCACATATTTTTGGCACTTGTTTCGACACAAATATCATGACGTAATGGCAGCTACGCACGATGATGGCACCTGTGATGTCTTGCCTGTTAGTTGGGATTATAGATTTAGTAACTTATGCAATTTCAAATGTAGAACTTGCGGAGATATGTTGAGCAGTGCCTGGGAAACAGAACAAAAAACCCATGACATGGTCAACTGGACTGATCCTAAAAATAATTGGATGCGGCCAGTTGTACGTGAACAAATTTCAAAGTTTCAAGACAACCAAATTGAACTGGAGTTTAGTAATGCAGTTGAGCAACACCGAGTAGAAGAAATTTACTGGGTAGGTGGCGAGCCTTTGATGTACGAGCAACATTGGCGATACATGAAACGAATAATAGAATTAGGGGATGGCCCACAAGTATATGCTAGATATAATACCAACTTGTCTAGGGTGGAATACCGTGGCATTAATCTCTATCGCGACATTCTTCCTGAGATCAGAGACTGGCAGATATGCGCAAGCCTTGACGGCACAGGCGCAATTGGTGAATACATTAGAACAGGTCTTGATTATGATCAATGGCTTGAAAACTTCCGAGGCGCAGTTGCAATCCAACGCCACTCACGTCAAGTCAGAATTGACTTTACACTCACTTTACCTGGAATGTTCGAAGTTAAAAAAATTACAAAACTTGCCCAGCAATTCAATGTAGGCGTATTGGCTAAAGTTATTTTTTCATTCTCACCAGACATTGTGATGAGCCCATTAGCATTGCCTAGGCATATATTACATCCGTGGCTGGATGAATTAATCCAAGAAACATCAGGGGCCATGCAAGATGTATTGATACAACTAAAAACTCGTCCTACATTTGAAGAGCAGTGGCCTGATGAATATCAACAAGGATTTTCTAAAGGGCGAGCCCGTATTCTACAACTAGAACAAATACGGAGTCACTCATTGACAATGACTGACATCTTGGCAGCAAGACCAGCAGTGCTAGAATGGTGGTTGAACCATGCTTGATAACTCAATTGAAATAGATTTGCGTGACAACAATAATCAATTGCTAACAGTTTATATTGACGTGTACAATAACAGTCTTGCACGTAAATGGATCACAGCATTAAACCACTTGATTGAATTTGACTATCATTTGGAAAAAAATTACTGTTGGCTAGGCTGGACTGAGAATCAACGAAATCTAGATTATATCTGTACACAAATTAATAACAGCATTCATGCAATCAATCAGGCTCAGTTAGGATACGTAATACAAGATTTTTTTAGCCCGGCTAATACTGTAACAGAAAACGGCGGCATTAATCAAGATCATATGAACCAATTGCACAGATATTTTGAAGATCTCCAAGGGGTATCAGGATCAATGAGCCCTTACTATACCGCAGCCGACGATTTTACAAGATGGCACATTAGACAATTAAATCTATTATGTCATGAACTTGAAAGTTTGGTATTAAGCATACGAAAATTACTCACAGCACCAGAATGGCGTAGACCATCACAATTGATGTGTTGGCTACGGGCTCCTAGATTCACACTAGACCCTGCCGATTACGAATTGTTTGGAGTTGACACAATCAATCGACAGCTTGGTGGAGTATATGTGGGTGTTAATAAAGCAGTAGGCAAACACCATTGGGAAGTATTCAATGATGAAGGAAGAGACAGCCGTGTTGGTGAATTAGTCACAAGCACACTTAGATCACAAACTGAAGCTGCCGGAGACTTTGATATTGAATGGGCCAATGATCCAGGATCATTTCCGTGGCAGATCAAAATGCTCAAAGAATTTCGTGAATGGCTTAGAGCCAATGGATTCGATCCTGATGATAAATCATTAACCATTGGGCATCCAAAAGTAGCACAAGTAGATTTGATACGTAGTTTTGGGACTACAGACTATCAAGTGATATGGAAAAAACTAGCTGAACATTTGAATGTATATAAAATACGCACTTCAAAATTTCAAGCTACATATGAATATAATTGGAGTGATCCTGATTATGATCAACAACAAATAAGGAAATTAAAATGAACTGGATTCGACACATTTGGGCAAAGATTACTCTAGAGATTCGTTACCGTAAAAAATTAAAAGAACTACGCAAGCGCGATCCTTTTATCTACAAATGAATTACATAGGAATATCTGCTGGGTTCCATGATGCTGCTATCAGTGTAATCAATGACGCTGGAGATATTTTGTTTGCAGCACACAGCGAACGTTATAGTAAGAAAAAACATGACAAAGATGTATGTGCAGAGTTATTAGTTGATGCATTGGCGCATGTAGATTCAGACAGCATTGAATATCATTATTATGAACGTCCTTGGGTTAAAGCTCTAAGACAATTGCGCAGTGGCGAAGGGTTTCAATGGCCCACCTGGGATAAATTATTAGGTAACACTTACAATCACATGGGTCGGCCGCGTGTGCATACACATGCACATCATTTGTGTCACGCAGCAGCAGGATTCCAAACTAGTCCTTATGCAGATGCCACAGTGGTAGTTATTGATGCCATTGGTGAGTTTGATACAGTGACCATATGGGATGCCACATACAATGCCAATGGTCGTGCTGAATACAAAAAGTTATGGAGTCAGCAGTATCCACACAGCATTGGGTTGTTTTATTCCGCAATGACTCAACGTGTAGGACTACACCCATTGGATGAAGAATACATACTCATGGGCATGGCTGCATACGGGATGCCACAGTATCTTAGAGAGATGCAACAGCAATTTTTGAATTCAAAAGATAATTCACAGTTTGTGCAAAATTTGCACATTGGAGTTGATCAAGAATTTTTACCCAATGCCGACCCAATGGATATTGCATGTAGCGCACAGATTTTAACAGAGCAATTGATACGCAATGTTATCAGTCGTGCCAGGCAATTGGGAACAAGTAAAAATTTAGTGTACGGTGGCGGTGTGGCATTAAACTGTGTGGCCAATCGTTTACTGGGAGATTTTTATGAAAACATTTGGATTGTACCCAATCCTGGTGACGCAGGAAATAGCCTTGGCGCGGCGGCGTTGGGATTAGGCAGTCAAGTCAAGTGGGATACTGCTTTTCTTGGCCACAACATTGCTGGCGAGTACCCTGTTAACGACATACTTGATGTGTTACTTACTGATTGTATTGTTGGTGTTGCATCCGGTCGTGCAGAATTTGGTCCTCGAGCGCTGGGCAATAGAAGCTTACTTGCAGATCCCCGAGGACATTTGATCAAGAACAAAGTAAACGAAATCAAACAACGACAGAAATTTAGACCATTTGCGCCAGTTATTCTTGAAGAATATGTACATGACTATTTTGAAATGCCCAGACACTGGAATAACAGTAGATACATGCAAGTGGTTGCTACTTGCAAGAATCCTGAGTTGTTTCCTGCTATTGTTCATCATGATGGTACCAGTCGTGTACAAACTGTTCCAGCTGATGGGTCAGGCATCCGAGCTTTATTGGAAAAATGGAATTTTATGACTGGATGCCCTATGCTATTAAACACCAGCCTTAACATACGTGGCAAGCCAATGGTCAATGATCGTTGGGATGCTGATCGATTCCAGCAGTGCTATCAAGTCAAAGTTTGCAGTTAATACAATCTACAACAGTTTGTAATCTATGAGCCATACCAGCCTGGAACACATTAGAATTGTGTTGTATCTCAGGTGCCAGATCAATATACAATTGATGTAAATTTTTAAGACCAGAACGTATCAATGATTTTGTAATATCCAACACAGCTTCAAATCGTTGTTGATTGTCGGCAATTGAATCATAATTTTCATCTATACATCGACCAAAAGTTTGATATCCTAAGTCACGCAAATGACGTTGATGATCAACTGAACTCACAGCTACAAAAAATTGATTGTTGAATATGGGTTTAAATGTTTTTTCTGTGATAAATTGGCCATTAGATGAATCCACATCAATCATGGTTTCTAACACAATGTTAAAATAGCTTTCTGCGTAGAGCGCAGTCATGTTTTCATGATAGTTATTATGGGCTGCTGTATCAAGATCATCCACACGAAATGGTCCTGATGCAACAAACTCATTGACTCTTGATTGGCATTCAGCAAGATAATTATTATTTAATGCACACCCATGATAGTCGTCTTCGGATCCTAGCAAATGTTGATTATAACTGAAATAACCACGCTGGTGTAATCCATGACTCCATAAATCGCTCATGAATACTTTGCGCCATAGTTTGTCAACTCTGCACAAGGATATGTAGGCTCGTGATCTTGGCTGCAAATGATAAATTGCACCGTACTTACGATTTACAGTACGCCAATACATAAATTCTAATTCGGGCCAGTACACAGTATTGTGATATTGGTCAGCCGACGAATTACCAGAAATTAACCATACTAGTTCTGAGTCTATATTATGCTGATAGCACAGGTCATCTAATCGTTGTCGTATAGGACCCGGATGATCTCCTTCATGGTACGTAAACACCAGTTTTATTTCTTTTTTCTTCAAACGTGCCAATGCCTGCCCACTGATTAAACTTAGATAATCTTGAGAAAAATCAAACCATCCTATCACTACTGGATACCACGCACCTACTGGAGCGTTAGACGTCAGTACCGTTGCAGATGGAATATTGCAATCTCGAAGATAATGTATAATACGAGGAAAATCTAATCTTTGTCCGTCCTGGTAATCCAATTGATCATGTAAATGAATAGGGATACCATTAGGCATGGGCTTGCATGTGCCTGGATGTATGTGATCCACTGCTATATAAATCATTTGTTTAGTGACAGAAATTATGTTATAATTACTTTATGTTTGATATTGTAATTATGAATATGGGAGGGCATTCGTCGAATGTGGAGTATTTACGTGATCGATTGCCGCATGCCAAAATAGTTAATTGGACTGATCACCTGTCTACTATTCGTCGAGGATCTCAAAATATACGAACTAGATATTTTTGGGTGTTGAGCAGTTGTTGTGATTACAGTGACTTTGATTTTTTATGGGAGCCTACTCCGTGGCAAAGTCACCAAATACATTGTTGGCCCAGCGGCGACCAACAATTTGGTGATACATTTTTAATACCAACAGCTCAGTGGAATCAACAAAAAGATTCATTGGCAAGATTGGAACAATATAAAGATGTAAATTTTGAACATGAATCTGTTGCTAGATTACCTTGGCAAAAAATACAATACAATCAAGACAGTGTGGTTGCTGCTATTGCTAGTTCACAATGTCATACTCCGTATGTGTTGTTTGAACATGAAAATAACCCAGTGACTGTGCAACCTGACCCGTGGCTATGGAGAGAACAGCCAGTGGTTGGACTTACTAGCAATCAAGCATCCTGTTTGGTACCAAGAAATGCACATGGGAGTATCCGCAAGCAAGTGTATGACTATCAATATTTACAAAAGAAAAATTTAAATCCCAGTCAACAGTTAGACATAGTATTCATTTCAAATGGAGAACTCAATGCTGAACAAAATCTCAAACGTTTAATTCTATTGCCCAAGACAAATCGCACAGTGCGAGTAGACAGCATCAACGGACGAGCAGCAGCATATCACGCAGCAGCAAGACTCAGCACCACACCGTGGTTCTTTGCTGTGTTTGCCAAGCTAGAAGTGGATATTGATTTTGATTGGTCATGGCAACCAGACTATATGCAGCAGGCCAAGCATTATATCTTTCATGCCAAAAATCCGTGCAATGGCTTGGAGTACGGGCATCAGGCCATGATTGCATACAACAAACAACTGGTGTTAAACAACCCAGGTGTGGGATTAGATTTCACACTAGATTCACCGCACGAAGTGGTGCCAATTGTGAGTGGCATAGCTGCTTACAACACCTCGGACTGGAGCACCTGGCGCACAGCCTTTAGAGAAGTGCTAAAGTTGCGAGCCAGCTTGCCCGATATAGAAAATGAATATCGTATACAGCAATGGCTAACACAAAATCAAAGTGTTCGCAGTGCATTGAGTGCAGCAGGCGCACAAGATGCTCTAGACTACTATAATGAAGTAGCCGGAGACTTTGATCAACTAAAGAAAAGCTATGAATGGGAATGGTTAGCTAGCTATGCTTTTTTCAAACGGCAGCTAACACCGAATCAATAATATGATCAATTTCTAGATCAGTAAGTTCTGGATAAAATGGCAATGAGATACATCGTCGTGACAGACTTGATGCCACACTCAACAAACTGGGTCCTTTGAGGTTTTGATATGCATCAAGTTCGTGCAAGGGACTACGATAATGAATCTTGGTATCAATTTGGCAAGCAGAAAGATGTTGTTGCAATTGACTTTGATTATCTACTTCAATCACAAACTTTTGTAATGCATGGCTTCTAAAGTTAGTATCATCAATCAAACACCTAACGGAACGGTCTTCTAGCCTGGTCATCCAGTATCTTGCTATCTTGCTTCTGCGTAGTTGCCAGTCGTCTAGGTATTGAGTTTTGACCATCATCTGAGCACAATCAATTTCACTCATGCGACTGTTTGTGCCAATTACACTGTGCCCGCTGGCCTTGCCATTATTGATCCAGTTACGGGCATAGTCGGCTAGATACAAATCAGAGGTTACCACTGCACCACCATTGCCGTAGTTGGGAAGATTCTTTGTAGGATCAAAACTGATAGCAGTGGAGTTAGATTGTCGTTCACAGTTGTTTGAAAGCCAGTGTTGAGCACCATCTTCAATTAAACAATCAGTCATAGTATTCCATCTGTGTTGTAATGCAGAACCATATAACCCCACAACACAAATAGCATCATACTCATTTTTAATCTGAAAAGGATCCATACATCCATATGAATCAGTATCAACAATTTCTACTTGCCAACCTGTTTTCATAAATGCATTGACCGTAGCAGGATATGTCATGGCTGGAACTAGCACTGTGGGAGTTTTATCGTGATCACGAATGTGACTAAAACAGTAACCAGCAATGATTTCCAACGCCTGTGTTCCAGAGTGACAGGTTACTGCATATGAATTATGATTCTTTTTGGCCAACCATGATTCAAACTCAGCAGTATAGTTGCCATCCATAAGATTTCCAGAACGCAACACTATATCGGTTGCATCCAGGATCTCTTCACGTAGATTATTATACTGTTGGCGGAGACCAGTGAAGGGAATGGTAAGATTAGACATTTAATAACCAATAAACGGAATGATTGATTAATAACATTATGTATTTACAGAACAAATATACTCAATGCTATTGAGCAACAGCAAGGTCAATGACTGATTATTTTGAAAGACATCATATTATTCCTAAATCACTTTGATAATTGTGCAGCCCAGTAGGATGACTGGCTAAGCCACTCATAATAATTTTCAAAACCTTCTTCAACATCAATTTTGGGATTGTAACCTAACATTGCTCTAGCACGGTCAATATTCAATGCACCACGTGATGGAAAATCTGCATCTTTGTCTTTGCATTCAATAGAGCCTTTGCCAACAATTTTAACAATCATTTTTGCGGCTTCCAACAGGCTCACACTGTGTGATTTAGTAATGTTGTAAGTGCTGTCGCGGGCCATGATTCGAGTTGCAGCCGCCACAATACCATCCGCAGCGTCATCCACATATGTAAAGTCTAAGGTTTCTCCGGCTCCGTTGACTCGGAGGGTACCACCACGCATTGCGGTAAGCATAAATTTCGCAACAACCCGATCTTCCACGTCTAACGGTCCATACACTGCCGACGGACGGATGATAACATATTCCATGCCTGTTTTTCTTGCATAGTCTTTAACAAGCCATTCTCCTGCTAGTTTCATGATACCGTATTGTCCTTGAGGCCTGCATTCATCATCTTCCAACGCTTGATCTTCAAAGTCTCCGTAGACCATTGAGCTAGAGATGTAAACAAAACGGCGAACATTGTGTTTTTTGGCACTCTCAAGCAGGTTGATCAAGCCCTTCATCATAACATCTGCACCCCAGCTAGGGTTGGCATTGACCACTTTCTGTCTAGGAAAGCTGGCACAATGCACAATGACTTCTGGTTGTTCTTTCTCTATAATCCAATCAATTTCATAACTGTTTGTGATGCACTGATTATGGTATGTGTGAGGATCTAATTTTTTAAGACGTTCCCCTATCAAATAATCAATCTCTGCTGATGGAATAATACCATAGGTGGTATGTGTGTCTACTACAGCAACGTCTTCATCTTGTGCTTGCAACCGTTGAACCACATTATGTCCAATAAGTCCGTGCCCACCTGTTACTAATATTTTCATTTATTGCCCCATTTCATTCGATACCATACGTATACTTTCTCATCCATCACAGTAAAGTTACCGGCTCTGCTATACTCCCAGTATCTTCCGTTTTTGTATGTTCCTGCATGTCCAAAACTGTTGAGCAACCAGTTTTCTGCTTCCATGCCTGGCCAGCCTTTGATCTTGTACAAGTTCATAGCCACAAACTTTTCGCCATCCCACATTTGTTTACTAACAGGAGACAGTAGTGTGACTTCGGCGTCTATGTATTCAATATTCGGTGCCAACATACTTCAATGTATAAAAAGTTTGATCTGATTCTTTCATACGAGCCACAATTACAAACTCAAATCCATGACATGAGTGATCCGCATGCCGTACCCACCAAGGCAGTTCCACCGAGTGTTCCATCACAAACTTGCCAGCTTCGGTTTGTTGCCATTGCCATATAGGATCGGCTGCATACAGTACAGGATCTTCAACATCGCTCATGCGAAATCTATGAACCACCATGTCTGAAAATTTAACAATGTTGCCGTCGATAATTTTACATTCAGATGGTTTACTGTGTATGCTGTATGTTTGATTCAATTCACGCAAAATAGCCATATGCTAGTGTAGCACAGAGACTGTTACTTTGCAACTAGATTAGCGGCCATTGGGAAGATTGCAGCAATGGCTCGAGCGCATGCTAGTGCAATATCCTGGTGCTCTTTTTGTGTGCCGTTCTCTTTGCGCAACATGATGTAGTGGATCCATGAACGAATAGTGCCATTCATGTACATCCGACTCACGGTATTACCTTCGGGCAGCATGCAACGAGCTTGCTCTTTGGCAATGCCTGCACCAATTGCCCAGGTGTAGTTTTGTTTGACCAAGTCAATAACTTCTTGCTGGCGTCGGTTCCATTCTGCTGCAAGGAATCGATCATCCTCAGATTCCATGTCAAGCTCTACACTGTTTTGTCTATTCTTTGTGTCCTGGAGTCTTGCCTCACGTAACACAAACGCTTGGCCAAGTTCAGCTGTAGGATCAGCATATCGCTGGGAGAACTCTTGGAAGCTGAAACTTCTGTGACGTAGAATCTGTCGGGCAATGTCGCGTGTGGTTTCAATTTCAATACAGGCTGATACCATTTCCAACGGTGACCAGTGTTGATGCTTGACCAAGTATCGGATAAGTCGCTCGCTTGTTTCAGTAGTGAACTGGTTGGCAGGGTTGGACACACGGGCGCAATATGCAATAAGCTCTTGTGCATCTGTAATGCCTTGTGTAGCAAATTCTTCTGTTGGACTGCTGTGACTGAGTAATCGAACGTTCATAATTTTTTTAGTAATTTATCTGTAGCTGGTTGTACAATGCTGGCCACAGTATTAACATCCACCACAAAGTCGATGGTACGTACGGTATCTCCCAACATTGAAAGATTTCTATTTAGGATTTCTTCAACTTCGTCATCGTCAAGGCCGTCGCGCCGTAATCTAGCAAGATTGATGGTCTTTTGTTTACTACCATCCATCTTGATAATCATTTTGTTAATGCATTTTAACGGAACTTGGGTCTTGTCGACTTCTGAAATTATATAATCCCATTTGGCTAAGAATTCGTCACTCAGTGGCATGAGCAGCAGCCTTGGCCTTTGCTGGTCGGCCTTTTTTCACTGCGGCAACTTTTGGTGCTTCAACTTCGACTTGTGGAATTGGCACCATCCTGGGCAAGTCCATCATCTTCACACCAGGAAACATTCTTTCAGCTTCTTTCTTCATTCTGGCTGCTTCGTTAATCATACCAGTTGCTTCGTTGTGCATGCGTACCGCTTGAGTGAGCATGTTGGCAGCAATGGTCTTGTCATCCAACGCACCGTCTGAAGGTGCAGCAGTATAACCTGCTTCTACTGGCGTAGAGCGAGATTGTTGTCCAGCTTTGTAAGCAGCTTCGGCAGCACGTTTGACTTTGGGATCAACAATACCACGGCTGCTATCAATCTCTGCCATCTTGCGCACAGCATCTTCGCCCTTTTTCATCTCATTGAGAATCTTGTTAAGCTCACTTAGACGTACATTAGAATTCATGTTGGGAGTCATCAACACTTGTTCAGTTTGCACACGTTTCATTAATCTTTCAGCATGCAAAGTTTGCAGCATATTGCGACCATCAGGAAGGATGTTTCGATTCAATGCATCTGCAAATTCTTCAGCAGATTGCCCAACTGGACTCTCCAACACCTTCATCAACGGGTCGTGAATGCTGATAGGCAGCAGGTCTGGATAGATGCAAAGGCACATGTGATCGTCGCCGGGAATCTGTCTAAAGATTACTGCAACTTTACGGTCGCCATGTTTACCAATGTGTTTCAAAAATGCCATAAAATTCTCCTTAAAGGGTTGTAGATTCTGTTGAATCTGGCACTTCAGCCTGGGGCTGAGTTTCTGCTGCTGTGGTTTCTTCTGCCTGAGCTACAGCAGTCTTGATGAATAGATCAATCTTTTCATACAAGGTTCCAACTTGTTTTGCTTCGGCAGCACCAAATGCACCACGCTTGACAGCAGTGTCGATTACATCGCGAGCTAACGCAATGTCGTTAATTGTGAGTTGAGAGTTGATGTTTTCCATAAAGATATTTACATAAAAAACCCTCTGATATAAATTTTTCAGGGAGTTTTGGTAAAACAAGCTAAAGTTATTTTGTATGTTCCTCGTAGTAGGCATGCACGCCCCAAGGAGGAATAATAGTTGTAGTTCCATGCAAAATCCAAGTGACTTCGCAATAGTTCTCATCACCCCAACTACCATAAGGATAACCATCTGTGAACACTACCAAGCGGCGCGGCACAATGTCGTTTTCTTTGAAGTATTCGTAAAAACAATCAAAGTCAGTACCGCCACCACCTGTTACTTCATAATCACAGATGCCGTCCAAGTTGTCTGAATCGTATTGTTGCGGATTGTATGCTTGAGTGTCAAAAGTTACAACGTGAATTTTGTAAGCAGGAAACGAATCCATAATGCCTTGAATCTCGCCCAGAAAGTCTCGTAGCATATCTTGATCAATACTACCTGACGCATCAATTGCAACAGCAATATCAATCATCTCGTCGGGCTTCATGCCAGGCATTACTGCATCCATGTGCCAGCCTCGACGGCTGGCTCGCATCCAAGTATAGTCGCTTTTAATGGTACTTTCCAAATTCATGCGCAATAGTTCACGCCAGTTCATCTGAGGCTCAGTCATTTCATCAATAAGACGTTTGACACCAGCAGGAATATTACCAGCACCATCAACTGTGGCAGCAGCAGCCATCATGGCTTCTTTGATCTCGTCTTTGATAGCTTGGCGATCAGATTCACTCAGCTTGGGACGTCCTTTGCCTTTTTTATTTTCATCGCCGTCACCTTCGCCATCACTATCACCTTCACCGTCCAGGTGATCATCCAGCAGCTGGTCAATGAGATCCGCCATGCTGATGCGTTTGACATTCTTCATGAGATCATCGTACACTTTCTCTGAACTCCAGCCATTGTACTTGCGATCATACAAACAAGGCACTGACGTGATAAACTCACCGACACCATGTTCTTTCAAGTCTGCGTTGACACAGTAATCATTGGCCACGTTCCAAATCTGTGGATCACGTTCATTGCGGCGTCCAAAGTGATCATACACACAATGCAATACTTCATGTCCAAACAAGAACTCGATTTCTTTGGGACGAAGCATTTCAATAAAGCGAGTGTTGTAATAAAAATGACGTCCGTCTGTGGCAGCAGTACCGCACCATTCATCTGCATTAACCAGCTTGAGACGAGTTGCCAAGTTACCAAAGAAGCTGGCTTTCAACAGCAAGCCCACACGGGCAGTGATCAGCTTCTCACGTACCTTGCCGTCCAGCTTCATATCTTTGGGCCCAATGAGATTTTTAAATTTGTCTTCTTTTTTGTTAGCTGTGGTGTTAGCTGTTGCCATAGATTGTTCCTTGTTAATGTGTTTATTATACTGTAGATATCATTAGTGGTCAACTAAAAAAGTGTGTAGTTTTTACAACACTTATAGGTATTTTAGCTGGAACCAAGTCAGTGCAGCCTCATTGAAAAAATCCAAGTGAACCTGTTTTTCAAGGCGGCCACGCTCTACTAGAGAGCCAGGGGGAGTAAAAGATATCCATTTTTCATGCCGTCTCACAGTGAATCCCAATTCACGTTTCAATACCCAACTTATAACAATACCGGCACCGTTATCAGCTAGTATTTTTTGCCAAACATCGTCCCAATGCTGAGTTGAGCAAAAGATAATGAGATTCTTTCTTACAATTATGTTAGGTTTCACGGACATGACTCAAACTAAACCAGGACACTTCTTTGTCAGATGCCACATAGATACGATAGTCACGATATTCAGTCTGATATGCCCAATATGGATTTGATTCTAGAGGAGCATTACGTGCCCTAGATTGCTTGTTCATTGTTACCTGCAACTCAGCTTCCTGTGCCCAGCCGTATGTTTCATTGAACCAACGCCGAGCTTGATCAAAGTCCAATGCGCCAGTGCCTGACGAATCACTCCTGAACTTAATCATGTAACGATATCTGTTTCGATGATTATGTCGATGATCTAGTTTGGCAATTTCATATCGCATGATGAAATATGGGGACCGTAGTCCCCATTCCTGTTTTAGCCTTGGGCTTGTAGCACGTACTTTCCAAACTTGCTGTGGAACTCATCAAAATGCTTGAGCTTTGTGGGTTTGAACGGCAAGTTGTAAGTGGTCAACGCAATGCGGGAACCCATCACAGTCAACTCAGTTTCAAAATTCCGCATCATGTAGCTGAGGAAGTTATCAGCCATTTCGTGAAACTTCTTTTCATCCATTTTGCTTTCAACCGCAGCCTTGAGTTCGTAGCACATGGAAATAACCAGGCTATACATGGCGCTGATTTCTTTCACGTTCAAGTCCTTGACTTTGCCATTCAAAATATCAGCTGGATCAGGCATACGGCCCGACACCCTGCGATGAGCCATAAACTTCACTGCCAAGCCTTCACCAACAGTACCTGCTACCAAGTTGGTAAAGGTGTCGTCGTCGCCATCAGCGTCGTTCAACAGCTCGCTCACAAAGGTCCATGAGCGCGGAGTAGCAAATGCACGGCTTGAGCTCTTGGCATCAAAATCGTACAGGTCTTGTTTGGCAAAGCTCAAGTAACCAACCACGTCCTTGTGGATGTTGTTGAGCACTGCCCATTCTTGCCACGAAGCAAAGTCCACTTTCATTTCCTGGTGAATGAAACGATTTGCCAGCGGAGTGGGCATGCGATAAGTCACACCTTTATCGCTTTCGCGGTTACCAGCTGCTACCATGACAACATTGTCCGGCAGCTTATATTTGCCAATGCGACGATTCAGAATCAGCTGATATGCAGCGGCCTGCACACTGGCAGCGGCACTGTTAAGTTCGTCCAAGAACAGTACCACAATAGGATACTGACTAGCCAGTTCTTCGTCGGGCAGTTCCACAGGAGGTGCCCAATCCATCTTGCCAATTTCTTTGTTGTAAAAAGGAATACCACGAATGTCAGTGGGTTCCATCTGACCCA